TGGGTCATAGCGTTGGCTACCTGTGATAGCGGGACACCATACAAATACTTTAGGTACTGCCCGTATGAAGTATGGCGATGGACACGCACCAAGTCTAAGGCTGAAATCTTTACAAGCCTTAAGACAGCAGAGTATTCAGCAAGTATGTGTTCGGTTTATTACAAGTCGTCGTATAGAATAATGCGTATCGGATAATAACAATCTGATACACTTGATTTGCCCTAGTCGTCAGTCCCCCTTCCTGATGGCTAGGGCTTCTTCATGCGTATGTTCATAGGGTTACGGGCATGCTGCTCCCGCTCTTTAGGTGTGAGTCCACCCCACATACCGTTACGCCGACCACTCACCTGCTCAAAGGCAAGTTCGGACTTAAGACATTCATCAGTGACGGGACACGCACGGCATATTCTTTTAGCCTGCTCCCATATCATTCCGTTCTGTTGGTCACCAAAGACTTCAGGAAAAAATATGTTGGGGTCTAACCCTTTGCAATGCGCATCGTCTTGCCAGTGTTTCACTTTTTCTTCTTCTTGTTTGTCATGTCGTATCGTCTTGCCCAATGGCAGGCACAACCGCAGTTGGCTATCTGTTCAGGTGTCCACAGTGTTAGGGCACGGGTTCCTGTACCGCAATGGTCGCAGGATTTCTGGTCAGGGTATGGGTCTAAGTTCTGGGAATGGGTTACGCCAGACCGTAGGCGAGTGGTTCTCTTCACAATCTGCTTTCTCTTGTGGGTTTGCATAGAGACGCATGATGTGGATACAGATGTCGTCACCGTCCTCAAAGGCTTGGTCTTCATCTGGTGTGGTGGCTACCCCATCGTGGGTGTGGCACAGAGGTGGTGTTACCCACCCCTGTCTTAAGCCAGTCTCCATCCACATATCAAACGACATTGACAGTGGGTCAGACATTAGAAGAACTCGTCTTCTGATACCTGTGATGCGGTAGGAAATACCTGTCCGATTTGCTGCATCGTTGCTTCAGTGTTGTCTTGAACCCAAGAGTTCCAACGACATGACGCACCGACTTCATCAGCAATTAACTTCAGGCTCTTACCTTTGGTTCCATCTTTCTTGGTGAACTCGTCTTGTTCGTAGCGACCTACGACTATGACAGTTGAACCTTTAGCGATGGTATTGGCTACATTCTCTGCAAGTTTAGAGAACACGGTGACATTGTGCCATGTTGTTTTCTTCTTGTCATCTTTGCCGTATGTGTCGGCAACGGAGAATGTTAAGACTGCCATGCCTCCTTGGGAGTAGCGCAGTTCAGGCTCTTGCCCTACCTTGCCGTTGATTGTGATGTGGTTACTCATTTGGTTCCGCTTCTTCTTTCTTAAGTGGTGTTATCCGTCCTGCTTTCTTAAGGCAGGTGTGTGTTGGCGCATATTTTACTGCGACAAACAATGTTACTGATGTCTTACAACTTGTGCAAGACCAGCGTGTTCTTTCTTTCTTTCCTACACGCCCGACATTCTCGGCTTCCCTTGGGTCGGGTGTAGGTGTTCTCTTTGGTGTATTCATGTCCTCGTGGGCAGTGGGTTTTGTTTGCATAGAAGTGTCTGCCTCTCTCTACTACATCTCTCATGTTGTCTGTCTGTGTCCCGCCTTCTAGGTGGTGGGGATTGACACATACCCTGTTGTCGCACTTGTGTCTTACGACAGGTGGGTAATAACGGTGGGCTAGAAAGAATGAAAAGCGGTGGGCTGCTCTGTGTTTGTGGGCTACATACAGTTGTCCGTAGTTGTCGCCTCGGCGTGACCCTTGCCATTCCCAACATTCGTCAGGTGAGCCGATGGTTACTCTGTGCCAGAAGCGTTGGCTGTCTTTGTATGTTGCTGTATCCACAGGTTTATCCCCCTATGCGTGATACTTTTACCTTAGCAGTTGGCTGTTGGAATTTGCCTGATGTGGCTTTCCAATGCCCTAGTCCTCCGTTCTTGTATAGGTAGCGAGCGACCTTGAGGTTGCAGTCAAGGATGAGAAGGGATTTTTTTGTCTGCCCCCAGGGGCGTTTGCATACTTGGGATGTGACTGTCACCCATGTGCTGTTCACTTGGAGTGCGCCGATGTCAATGGAGCCGTTGCTGTTCTGTCCTGATACTGATAGGGGGTTGCATCGTGACTCTCTCCACATGATGTATGAAAAGTATTTCACTGGTAGTCCGTGCTTGCGGAGTTGTTTTTCGTACTTAGGGCAGGTCTGTGTGGTGTCCTGTTTGGCGTGTACGGGGGACGCTGATAGTAGGGATAGGGCGATGATTGAGGTGAGGATGCGTTTGCGCATGGTTGTCCTTTCGTAAAGTGATGGGTCAGTTAGGGTGCATAGGTCTCCTGTCTTAAGTGTTAAACGGATTAGAATAGTTTAGCAGTGTTACTGTAAAAGCCTTAGTGCATTGACGGGGGCGTACCAAGTTTTGTCATTGAACTTCCACTCGTCACGCTTCGCTTCATGCCCATACATCCAACCGACTGCAACATAAGGTTCACCTAACCAGTCAGGTGCTACCCGTCGGGTGCGTTTCGCTAGACCACCGACCACCAGTGCGTACTTAAGTGTCTCGTCATCATGGATGGTCATGCGGAGACCATTCACTTGACCAGAACTGGTAGGGAAACCACGAGGGAACGCATAACGAACCTCACCATAGCCAGGAATATCTAGTGCGCTCTTGAACTTATTAACATGAGGTTCAAATTCATTCATGCCCATCATCCGAGCAAAAGCAAGTTCACTTCCAGCACAAATCATGTGTTGTAAAGATTCCCAAACATCTCCTTCGGAGTAGTTCATGTTGCGTTGTGGTTGTCCGAGCATGGGTTCTTGGCGTAGCCACCCAACTCTGGCACAGATGGCTTCTTCAGCAACAGTCAGTTGGTATGACCATCGTGACCCGTCACCCACGAGCGAGTTCCCTTGATAGGCGTTCAACTTCGGTTGATAGTTCAAGCACTTTAAGTTTGAGTTCATCACGCTCGGCTTGCACCCTGGCGAAATCTTGCTCTGCGAACTGGATACCTTTTTCTTGGAGCCATTCGTAAGCGTCGTCTTGATGTATGTACTCACTCATTAGTAGCCTGCTTCCTTAAGTAAGTCAGCGAACACAAAGGCAGGCATCACTGCGTACCAGTCACCGACCTGCATAGTGCCACGCTTCTTAGCGATGACAGCACCCATAGTTACATTGGCGTTAGCCATCTCAACCTTCAATTCTTTCATCCATTCAGACAAGGTGATTGTCTTGTGGTCTTTAACTTCTATGACAACTGGCGCACCCATGTTGATGTCACCCTTGTCAAGATTGCCTGACAAAGCACGACGCTCTGCGTGTACCCAGCCTTCTGCTCTAAGCCACAGGACTACATCGGTCTCGGCTTTGGTTCCTTTTTGTTTTGCTTTACTCATTACATCCTCTGTAAAATTCATTGCCCCATATTTCATACGGGTGGTATCCAAGTTTCACTGCCCATCTATCTGCCAAGTAAACACTCAGCCCTCTAGTTTTCCACTTGTGGGTAGCACTGGTCTTGATAGAAGTGATGCGTCCGTCACGAGTCAGCCTGTCAATAAGTGGTTCACCGTCAAGCATTAAGACAGTAGGTCGTATGTTTCTTCGGTACTCTCGTGCATCTTCAACACATATGGTGCATCGGCATTTGTACTTAAGATAGGTAGAGCGTCCATGTATGCGTTCATCAGACACCCCACCACGCCCTGTTCTTTTTTTCCCACTTGCGGTAATGCTCATGTTCCACTAATGGTGTGTGCTTGTCTAACGAGAGTGCACTGGAGTGGGCTAACGCATTGGCTATGCGTCTCCACTCTTGTACCTCTGCTTGTGTCTGCTTTAGTTGAACGCTCAACAGTTTGTTTCGTTCTTCCATGTTGTCAAGAAGTTCTTCGTAACTGGACATTACTTAGCAAGTTCTCGTTCTAGTTCTTGACGGATTAAATCACGGAATAGTTGTGACCGTTTTGTTTCTCGTTGCTTACATAAGAAAGCAATCTGTTCCAACTGTGATGGGGTGACACGCAACCCGATGATGTGGGCTGATGCTTCACTGGCGGTTGGGTCTACTGTTCTTTTGTTAGCCATTACTCGCCGTCCTTGAATGATGCAAGTTCTTTGAACGCTGACCGTAGGGCTGGGAGGTGTGACTCCATCCAAGGGGTGCCGTCGGGGATGCCTGCGTTGGCAGCGACAGCCTTCGGGTTGATTCCTTTGGCTTCACAAGCGGCGTTGAACTGGTCAATCTGTGGTTGGGACAGTGGGGTTAGGGTCTTGGGTTTAGCCTGCTTAGGAGCCTGCTCAGGGGCATTAGCGGTGGCTGTAGGGCGTGCCTTGACTGGGGCAGGGCTGTGTTCCAAGTCTTCCCATTCCTGCTTAGTCCAAAGGCTAAGACAAAATCCAAATCGCATCCCGCAGTTCCTAATAAGGTCGCTGATAAGTTCCTTAAGCAAATCGGGCTTGTTGGGTAGGCACGAACCAACACCAAGACGGCGCACGCCATGCACTGTCATCCATCCAGCCATGTGTGCCATGCCATTCTCTACACGGTAGGCAGGTAGACCATCAGAGTCAAACGCTGTTGGCTCCCATGTCCATGCACTATCCACTTCCAGAAGCATTTTTGTCACATCGGCATGCCCGACAAAGGACAACTGCTGACCGCCCTTGGGTAACTTGCCAATAATTTTAGGGTCAGGTACCCCGTATTTAGTGAGGACTTCATCAAGTCCGATTGTTTTCTTTTCCATTATTTTTCTCCCTTCAAGAGAAATGTACGGGTGTGTACTTCTTTTATGTATTGCTTGGCAAGGTCGGGATGGGCAAGGCGCAGTGCTTTAGAATCAAATGACTCCCGCTTCTGCCCCTTCCATGTCGCAACCGTGACACCATTCAATATAGCGGTGTCTGCTTCACCTAGCAACTCGCAAACCTCTGCTTTTAATTCATCTTCCATCTGCTTGTACGATGCAAGTTCACTACGGACATGACGCAACCTCTGTATTAAGTCAGCAGTTTCACTAGGCAACTCAACACTGCGAGACACAGGACGCTGATACCTAGTCTGAATAGTTTCATAAGACCACCGAACACCCGATGGTGTCATGCCTAACTCAACACTGTTCAACCACTCGGTCACTGCTTCAATGTGTTCAGCAACTTCTTCTTCAGTGATGACCTGCTCAACCAATGTGAGGCGTAGCGTGTTGTCAAACACAGCCCAAGTCACACGCTTGGCATCAGCACAAATATATTGCGTGATACCTTGGATGCGCCAATAGTCGGGGAGGGTGCCTGAATACTCACGGCTTGTTGTCTTCACCTCAAGGATGTGGCGTGTCTCCTCGTTCCACCCGTCAAGGGTAGAGATAAGATGGCAACCTTTATCTGTGTCGTAACAGAACAGTTCCTTTGGTGTTTCAAAATCAACACCGAGTCTGTCGCCAGCCCACTGAATGATGGTGTCTTCAAGGCGGTTGCCTGTCTCCATCGCTGCATTGGGGGTGATAGGTGTAGGTGCAACACCTGATAGTTGTTCGGCTGCATAGTGGTCTTTCTTTACGAAAGGATGCAAGCCATAGATAGCGGCTGCTGCACTGGCTGAGATACGGCGGTTGCCTTGCTCATCCATGTAACGCTGATTCAGCCATGCTTGTGAACCATGTGGTTCTTTGTGGATACGGTAACGATTGAAAGTCATTTAACTTCCCCTTCTCTGTGTAACAGTTGTTGCGTCACAGAGTACAGGTGGGGTGTGTCAATGTCAAGCGTTTAGTAAAACAATTTTCCTGACCATTGCAACAGGGATATAAAACAAGTTAATACCCTCGCCATCGTGAATACTTTGCAGTAAAGTCACATGGTTTTCTTTAGAGCCAGCGTCGCCAACAGGCACAAGAAAGCCTACCGACTGGACTAACACTTCACCGTCGTCTTCTACTTCGTCAAGTGTCAGCCAGCCTGCATCACCGCCACACGCATCAGCCCAGTAGATAAGAGCCACTGGGTATTCTTGCGGTGCGAACTCAGTCGTCTGTTGGGTCATCAAGAGGTTCCCCTTCCACTCGGCACTCAACACAGTACCGTCCCGTCTTTGACAGCCACATCTCTCCGCATTGCGGGCACATAAAAAGGTCACGGGTATTTGCCATGCCTAAATAATACTAGAGGTTTAGGCTGCTTGGGTTTGCTTACTGCGTAAGGATTCTAACTGTGTTACAGCCCAGAAGAATTGGTCTTGTTGTGCTGGTTGAACATGGATTTTAGATAGGAAATACAGGAGTGTTTCAATTGCTTCGTTAGTCATAGGACTTAAGACTCTATCACTACCAAGGCTTCGTAATGTAATCCTCAACCTTTGTCATACGGTTTTCAATGCGGTCAATAGCATCACGCAATGAAGTACCACCGTTATTATTCATGTGCATCTCAACAGTAGTGATTGCTTTATCTAGTCGTTGTCCCCACCGAAAAACAGGTCTAACAAGACTACGATAGATAACACCGATAGAAACAATAGACCCAGCAATTGTAGCAAGAACACTAACTACCGTCATTTCCCGTCACACCACTGCCAATGCCAGTGTTCAAACTCTGGCGACTTCATGTTGTCCCCTTGAAGATAAAACCCAAAGGCAGGTGCGTTCTCACACATCCACTTAAAGCCCTTCTTATCGGATGCCAAGCCGACAATGTTGCCACCCTTGCCTTCCGTTGCCAGGTCAATAGCAAGACCCCAGCCGTGGTTAGAACCCGACTTACCTGTTGGGTCTGGTGCAGCAGAAGGTGCTTTGCCTTTCTTAAGAATCCATGTCTTGTTGTCAAACTTGCGGGTCACTGTCTTTGGTTTGCCGAGGCGTGGGTCGTTAGGTTTGGCTACTTCGTAGCGGTCCATGAACATGGCGAACTGTCCGTCATAGGAACGGTAGTCACCGATGTTGCGGAGATGCACACCTGCTGCCATTGCTGCGTCATACATTTTGTTGAACGCTTCGGCTGCTTCCTTATACATTTTGCCACCAGTTTTGACACGGACAAGGAGGTTCTTGTCAAGGCGACCATTGATTTGACCTTTCAAACCTGCTGGTACTACTAACTTTTTATATGGGAGTGTCTTTGACATTTTTATTCTTCTTCTATCCCAATACCAGCAGCGATGGCAAGGATGTTAATAGCGAAAGCAACTGCGCTAATGTATAGAGCCTTATCTAGCGTGTCGCCAGACAGGGTGATAAGCATAAGTCCAGTGCTGGTCAACCATAGTGACAGGCTGATGATGGCTCCTAGATATTTACGCATAGGTTGTACTTTATCACTTTCGTTTAGTTGGGATAACCATGAGGGATGTCATGATGGTGATGGCGATGAGGGCACGGCGGGTACTGACAGGTACCGTTGAACCAATGGGGACATAGGTGTCTATTGCCCCACCGAAAACATTGACCGATGCTTCAAAGGATTCACGGACAGCAACGGGTGCATCTTGTACGGCTGAGACAAGAGCAACCAGTTGTTCCTCACTTAAGTCATCAACTACTAGAGCATCAAAGACTTGGGTTGCTTCCTCTGCGGTGATGGTAGCCAACGCTTCAGGGTCAGTAGCCAAAGCCACTGCTTCTTCAGGACTTACGACAGGAGGCACTACGATTGGTGGCGTAGTCGTGGAGGTAGTAGATGTACTTGTTGTTGTTGGTGCCAGCGTTGATGTTGTCGTGGTTGGCACGGTTGATGGAGGCACAGTTGTTTGAGGAATGGGAACAGTAGATGTGGTGGTTGTTGGCAACACTGTGGTTGTTGTGGGCGTTTCTGTTGTGGTGGTGGTAGATGTACTTGTCGTGGTTGGTGGCAGCGTTGTTGATGTTGTTGTTGTACTGGTCGTTGTAGTTGTACTAGTTGTTGTGGTTGTAGATGTAGTGGTTGTCGGCTCTTCAGTAGTAGATGTCGTGTTGGCTGGTTGCCCATTGAAACCCAACTCGTACTGCTCGTTCCAGCCAGGGCTACCACGCCACACATCAGGTTGGTGGCAGCAAGTACCCGCCCGTAAACGATACCGACCAGGCTGCACCTCTAAAGATATATACGACTGCAAACCAAGATGGTCGTCGTTAGTTGCTAACTGAACACCTTGTTCGTCGTATAGCCACAGTTGAGGGTCAGAGTTGAACCCGTCAACCATGTATGTCTGCGCCACAAACTGTGTTGGCACGGTGTATTCAAACCAGTAATCCGTTGGACTAGTGATGATTGGATTTTCTGCACTGACATCAGATGCCAGAAACAGAATGGAAAGTACAACCCCTACGAGGGCGTAACGGCTACCCCTTTTTGCCGAAGGCTGCTGCAACTTCTTCTTTAGTGAGGGTTCCGTCTTCAGACCATGAACGAAGCAACGCTTCAGTTACTTTACCTGCGGCTACTACACCTGCGATGGCTGCTGATTTCCAGAGTTCTACTCCGAAGATTGCGCCACCTGCTACGGCTGCGAGTGCGGATGAGCCGAATACCCCAAAGATTCGGAGGACTAATGTTTGTAGTTTTATCATGGGTTTTCCTTTGGTATCCATCGGCAGGTTTGTTCGTCAAAGTCTACATCATCCCGATTGCATGGGGGTATGAAGGCATCCCGTTGTGGGTCGTAGGTGAACCCTGGTCCTGCATAGTTTTTGCGGAAGTTTCCGTTGTATGAGGTTTGAACATAGGTTCCTTCACCGAACTGTTGACAAAAGGCTTGACCTATGGCTTCGGATTCGTTGCCGTTGGCATCTAGGATGTCGTCGTTCCCGATGACGATGACTCTGGTGACTGTGTTGTTTTCTAGTTGTGCAAAATGTGCCATGTTTACGGTCCGTAGTATCTGAATTGTGCGTATCCTGAACCACCTGCTGCACCACCATAGAATAAAGTTTCCCTAATGCCGCATCCGCCTTGTCCTGTGTTGGCTGGTCCAAATGTTGCTGGCGTTCCGTTTGTACCACCAATGTTTTGTGCGCCTCCGCCTCCGCCTCCGTAACCGCTGCTTGCTGCACCACCGTTACCTCCGTTTTGTGTAGTACCAGCACCCGCAGAAGCGTCTCCGCCGACTCCACCAGCACCACCGCCGCCGCCACCTGCACCACCATAGGTAAGACCGCCTGCATTTCCATTACCTGAAGCACCACCTCTGGAACCAAAACCACCAGGACCGATAGTTGGGTAAGCACCAGCGTTAGCGGTAACAGTGGTACTTCCAGCAATACTTGATGCGTTACCACCAAGACCCGAAAGAGCAGCACCACCTGCGCCAATTGTGACAACAACACTAGACCCAACAGAGATAGAAGCCGAAGTAACAACAGCACCGCCTCCGCCTCCACACGCTTGAAAGTCATCCTCGTCTGCACCAGCGGAACCGCCACCAACAACAAACAAGTCCAGAATAGAAGTAATAGCCAAACCGCTAGTGCCTGAAGTTGGGCGTGGGTTTGTCCAAGTGCTAGAACTATTGAAAGTTTGGTATGCCTTCAACGAATAAGTAGTGAACGAACCACCAATAGAACTGGTTGTTACAAACCCACTAGAGTTTGTGACCCTAAAACGAACATAATAAACAGTGCCATTAGACAACCCTGTGGCGTTGTAAGTACAAGCCGTACTGGTCGCACCCTGCGCAATGGTTGAGTTAGTGGAAGCAGTAAAAAAAGCCGAGTTGCCAGAAGCAAACGATGCTGAAGTTGAATACTGGAACTCAACCAAAGTAATGTTGCGATTACCTGTTGTGTTTACAGTTGCATTAAAGACAGCAGTGTCTTGGTTGTAATTAGTTGTAGACCCAATCGTTAAAGTGGGGGCTACAACTGCACCAGAAGAAGCACCAAGAAGCATTAGGCTGCCGTGTCTCCAGTTAACACCCATTCAGTGTCGGAAATTTTAATCAAAGAGGCGACAGAGTATTGTACTCGCAGTTTCAAACCGTTAGCCGAACGCACAGTAACACCTGTATCACCAACAATTGTTACCTGTCCAGCACCATAGTTAACCACAGTAACAACAGCCCCGTTAGCAAAAGCAATAGAAGAAGTAGGAACCGTAAGGGTCATGGCGGTTGCTTTATTGCATTGCATCGTGCAGTTAGCATCAACCAAAGCAAGAGTAAAACTATCCGTCTTAGCGGTCAATGTTGGGGCTGCAAGTTTAGGGGAAGTAACAGCCGCATCAGCAAGGTCAGCAGCAACAATCGTTCCATCAACAAGGTTCGCAGAAGCAACAGTGATAGCACTCGGCAACGCACCCGTAGCCAACTTACTTAAAGCAATCGCAGCAGAAGCATCAATGTTGGCGTTAACAATAGTCCCCCACTCAGGGGCGGTACCACCAGAGTTAACTTTCAATACATGGGCTGCGGTACCAACAACAAGTTCAGTAAAAGTACCAGGAGTACCCGAACCTTGATACACAACAGAACCAGCGTTAGCATATTTAGATACCAACTCGTTTGCGTGGTTTGCATCAGTAGCGGTAAACACAGGATAAATAACAGCACCAACATCATGTGCTCGGTCTACGGTGTCATCCACTCCACGACCAGCAACAGATGGACCCCACGCTGAAGTAACAGCAGGGTCAACCACCGTCAATGTAGTAGAGGAAGCATAGATAACACAAAGTTTTTCTTCCGTGGTTGTGCCTGGGTCTATAACAACAAAGAAAGGTGTTCCACTTGTTGACCATCCAGAAATTGCTGTTGCAAGGGTGATGCTTGTAGCGTTAAGGGCAAGACCGCTGCCACCTAAAGTGTTTGATACTGGCGCACCCTTGTATGACCTTCTGCTTTTACCATTGACTGCCATAAAACTCCTAGTTTTCTACCGAACGCAAGGTTACTACAAGCGTCCCTTCAAATGCCCAACTGTTACCCACAGAATCCACAGGTTCCCAAACAATATCCTCAAGAATGACATTGTGCGTGAAAGACCCTATTTGTAGGGTGACAATACGAGGGGATTCAATCAGTCCGTCAAAGAAGGTTTGCTCCTCATCAACATCGTAATAGTATTCCTTACCCCTTACCGTTATTGACTTATGTAACATAATAGGGATAGAGAAAACCTGTGAACGGAACGGGGCGGCATAGGCTCTAGCCATCCAACGAGTAAAAGTTGGTCCCGTCGTGGCGGTGCCACGCTCTAGAACAAACTTAAACTCTGCTTCAATGGCTTTAGAATCCGACCCGTTAAATGAGTTCTCCGTATCATTAGCCACAGACCATGTGCCTGCCGATTCGTATGCACCGCCATCAATTTTCAAGTATGAAGTGATAGACCCGACAAGGGGGGTTGAGCGTGTGTCTATTTTGGCGATGAACTTGCGGTCTGGGATGCCCCACCGCCATGTTCCTGTTTCTATTTCTCCTGAAGCAACTAGGTTGGCGGAGTCTTCAGCGATGATACCTATACCCGATACGGCAAATAGTTTTTTAGTGGCGAATGGTGTTACTGGGTCATCAAATATAACGACGCTGTTTACGGTTGCGGTGCTGGTATGCATGAGGTCGGTAGCAAACGCTGGTGTGTTCGGTGCGGTAAAGACTGATAAGTCTAATGCTCCTAAACCTGTTGATACACCGTCGTAGTTTGTCCATGTGAAGTAGGAAAACCTGCCGTTTGATGCAAAGTTTTTTACTGCACCAGAGGTGGGAATAAGTTGTCCTGCGATTAGGTTCGCATCAGTATCGGTGGAGCAATACCGTACACCCTTGTTTGTGCCAAGAAGAACAAACCCAAGGTACGCACTGATGGATGTAACCACTTCCCCTGTTGGCAGTTGAAGGGCTACAACACCAGCATCTAAAGTACCGTCTGCCTTGATAGTAATTTTATAGATAAGGGATTTCTTACCCGAAAACCCTGCTGCATACACAGCGTTTTGTCCTGTGGCTAAACCAACCCATGTAAAAGTTGTGTCGTCTGGGGTGATTGCTGCGGTAAGTGAAGTGCCTGATGCGGGGATGAGCCTTAAGACATGACTGTATGCGCCGAACATATAGTTCTTTGCAAAGCCTATAAGATAAAAGTTGTCTGTTCCTGTAACAAACTTTGTTGCGTCCACCACGGCTGGGTCAACACTTGTATCAATTTTGCGTACACCATCAGAAACAAAAGCAATATAAACATCGTTGCCATCTGTTGCCATTGATTGCACATTAGAAGCAGGTTCGCCCGTGCAGTTGGTCCATGTAGGGCTAGACACATAAGGGTTGGTAGTGAACTTAACATCACCATCCAAAGAAACATAAACACGAGTACCACAAACAACCATGTGTTGCGTAGTAGAAGCGTTAGACAACGAAACTTTAGTTGCGTTATGTAAACTCAACTGTCCCTTAACCCAAGGGTTTATACCTTTAGATTTGTAAAACCGATAGTCCTTAGACTCGGCAGTATCAGCATACTCTTGCCCCGCACCGCTATGCCAAGAATCCTGCCCTCGTCTCCACAAACCACCAGGGTTAATAGCAGCCTCGCCAGGGGTAGTTGAATCATCCGTAGAGTCACGCACCCGCTGCTCATAACCCCGTTGAAACTTGCCAGATTTTTGGTCAACCATGAAAGGGCGACCATCAATAGCAACAGGAAAAACATTAGGGACCAGTTGAGATACTGCGGTACCAGAATAAAAAGGGGGTGTCCCAAAATACGGGAGGGTAAAAGTTGTTACTGGCATGGGTTAAACCCTGCTAAGGAAAGTAGGATATTGCCTTGCAAGTCGTGCCGCCTCAGCAGTGATACGGTCACGGCGCATACGGATAATGTTGTTAATAGAACTAGACACTGACCCTGTAGGTACTTCTTCTGAACGGCGAGTGTCACCTTGTGACTCGGTGAAGTTACGCTTTACTTCTCGTGGCGATACCAAACGAATCTGGGCACCCATCATGAGGATATCTTCAGCAGTTGTAGGGAACCCAGCAATGTTTTGAAGGTTCTGTGACTCGCTAGTGACATTAGTAAACGGTGCTTTATACACCACAATCATGCGTCCAGCACGAACCTGTTCATCAAAACGGATAGCATACCCAGCGTTGAAATCATCGTTTGGTAGGTCACGGATGAGGCGACAGCGAGTAATCTTTGGGTAGTCAGTAGCAATATAGCGCACCGTCACAGAAACAAGGTCAATGATTTTGTCTGTAGTTGGCAAGTTGACCATCGTAAAAGTACCGTTGTAGTTCAACTCAAGGCTTTTGATTTGGTACAAACCATTCATCGGGCTAGATAAGTCGTCTATTTCTGCGTTGATTGCTTCAAGGATTTGCGACCTAGGAAACTTAGGGTCAACAAGGGTTATTGAACCACTGATGTGGGTGGCTGCGGTGGTACCGTTCCAGCCTCGTTGAACCGTTGCCGTTTTGGAACCTTGGGAAACTTCCCAAACATACATCAGTTCGTTATCTATTTGGATAACACCACCAGCCCGCAAACCATTAAGGTCATATTGGAAGACAACAGATGTGGATGTAGTAGTCAAGGCACCAACTGTTTTGTTGATTTCCTCTACCGTGCCAGACATTAACTGGCGCAAGGTACGGTCTACTACGGTTCCAACTGTGGACATGCAAACTCCTTGTGTTCAGCCAAGGCAATCATAGCCGATAATGGGACAGGTTTGTTTTTAGTCTTGCATCTGTTGGGTTTAACGCCACAGCATTAGCCCCGTGGAAGAACGCTTCGTCGCTGTCTCCGAGGTGGTGCGAGGCGATTGCCATTAGGTCGTGTGGTAGCCATCCCCAAGCGTCGGCTTCACATAGGTAGTCAAGTGGTTTCTCGGTGATTTCTAAAGCCGAGGATGCTGCGTTTCTACATCCGAGCCAGTCGTGTTTGTTGTGGTAGTAGAGGGCTAGGTCTACCCATGATTCACGACGGGTTGGGTCTTCAGCGATGGCACGGTACAGGTGGTAGTCGGCTGCGTGGGGAACCATCTTTGCTAGGTACCTGTGGGATGCTGCTCGTTCTGGGTTCCACACGGACAGGTCTAGGTGCCGTGCAAAATGGTACTGACTTAAGCCATAGTCGCCGTGGAAGTACAGTTCACGGGCTAGGTAGAACTGGTTACGGTCATCTCGTGGGTCTTCTTCTACTGCGAGTTTCAGTAGGGGCAGGTATTGGCTGCGGGACTTGGTGTTGTCTGGGTGGTGGTGAATTTCTAGCCCGTTTACCCAATGTTGGATTTCTGTGTCTAGTGGTTTGAGGACTTCGTGGACTGGGTGTTTCCATTTGTAGCCGTGTCTGCTGTGGATTTTGTCGCCACCGTAGGTCAAGCCTTCTGACCCGTCGGGGTTCCATGACCATGTGTATTTGTATCGGGGTCGTGTGGTGCCAGCGGGGATTGCTTCTAGTTTTTCACGCCAGCCTGGTTGGAGAACTTCATCCATGTCTAACGCTATACATAGGTCTATGTCTTGGGGGAGCATGGAGAGTGCGGTGTTGCGGGCTGTATCAAATCGCCACGGGCTGAACTCACGGGTGACGGTGTGAATACCGAGTGAGTGGGCTAGGTGGGTGGTGTTATCTGTGGAGCCTGTGTCAAGGATTAGGAGATGGTCTGCTTCTTTAGCGGATTCAGCCCAGCGTTGAACAAAGGCTTCTTCATTTAATGCGATTGTGTATACCGCTATTTTCATTGGTTAACCAACGCTAAAGCCAAATCCTTTTTGCGTTTCAATAAGCCCCACTTAAATTTGTAAAATTCTTTTTCTTTAGCACGGTTCTCAGGAATTAAATCTAAAGCATCTTCGTAGTTGTCTAAAGAAAAATCTCCTTCAATTTTTGTGATTGTAAACTCGTGGATAAATTCTTGGTCGGCGGAGTCAATATCAAATTGAATTTCAGCGTCACTAATTTCGTACTCTGGGTAGCAAGACAACAAATTAGCAAGCGACATATGAGCCATTTTGCTTTTAACAAATCTAAGCAAACCCTGGTTATTGTCAACAACATCGGCAGGTCGCCTACGGGCATCTGTATTACCCAAGAAATACTGTGCTACTTGCATGTTGGTTTGGTCGGCTACCAGTGAACCATCAAAACTTATTTGGTTAAGGAACTCTCTAGCATCAAGAACAATTGAGTCTGTGCTGTTGAATGGTGCTTCAGCCAATGTAGCCCATTCGGTTAATAGGCGAAACATTTCAGACAAAGTAACTGTAAAGGCAGGGACTTCTTCAGCGTTAACAACACTGTCTCTAATGATTTCATCATCATTGCGATGCAGATAAACAATGTTGCCGACACCACCAATAGAAATAATTGGTTCATAAATTTTTATTTGAGCAAGTTCAGATAACAAAGTTCTTCGTTGTTCATCTTTTCCTAAGTATTTCAATGGTCCGTATGAGGTTGTGTCACAACGCCATTCATCTTTTGGGTCATGTATTGGTTGTGAATCCAAAAAACAAAATACGCCTTTGTCGTCAAAAGAAATTCCAGTATTCCAATATGGAACGATGCGTTCAAACGGCTGCACATTAACAAATTCTTCTTGGCTGCCACATTTAGCAACCAAACTATGTGTTATTCGGTTAGCCCAGTAACTATGAAACGCAATCAGTAACCTGCCATCAGGCATACGGTGAAAATCGTGTGTGTTAATAAATTCTTCATCGCCTGCTGGTGTTCTACGAAACAACTTTACGGAGTCATCTGTAATGCTGTCTAACATATAAAACAATTTGGCATTAGGTAAATTGTTGATATTGTAAAATTGTGTTTCCATAATTTCCCCTTTAAGGTCCGTAATAACTGAACACTACTAAACCAGCAGTTCCAGCAACGGGAGTAGAATGACCGTTTCCGCCAAGTCCGTATCCTGATGTTGGTGAACCATGTGAGCCTTGGCTGCCAGTCCCCTCGGTGCCGCCACCGCCACCTGAACCATGTCCGTATCCATTAGTTGTTGTACCAGCACCACCAGCACCACCAGCCCTTGACGCACCATTGCCACCATTGCCACCAACACCAGCACCACCGCCGCCAGAAGAGTTAGTGTCTTTGAGGTTGAAGTCCTCGTAGTAAGTACCACCTGTGTATGCGGTGTTGTCTCCAGTACCAACATTTCCTCCAGGGTTACCGCTGGAACCGCCGCCGCCTCCACCACCAGCAGTAAGAGTGGTCAAGTTGGTTCCAGCAAGAGATGAACTTGCACCAGCACCAGCAACGCCACTGGTAATGGTGGTTGAGCCACCACCACCAACAGTAATAGTTAAAGCACCGCTAGTGCCATTAAAAGCACGAGAAGTTGTATAGCGATAACCTCCACCTCCTCCGCCGCTTTCGTTCTGCGCACCACCTCCACCTCCTCCAACAACCAAAACATTCACCAATGCAGCAGGGTTTACACCAGAAACAGTAGGAACAGTAAAACTTCCACTAGAGGTATAAACGGCTGTTTTTAGACTCCAAGTAGTAAACGAAACAGAACCACTGGTAACAGCACCAATACTAGAAGTAGCAACAGCACGAACATAAAAAGTAGTGTTAACCGCTAAACCAGTAACAGTTGCGCTAGAAGCAAACGAACCAGTACCAGACCCAGAACCAGCAACCGAAGTAAAAGAACTAAAGTTAGAAGCCGTACTGTAATGAAAAACCACTGTCGTGTTGGCTAGGTTGCCGTTAATAGTGGCGTTAAGAACTCCACGGCTTTCCGTAAAATCAGTTGTCGCACCAATAGTTACTGAAGGTAGAAGATTTATTGCACCACCGAACACTCCACGACGGATGGGCATTATGCGCTCAAATCGCCAATGAGAACAAAACTGTTAGAGCCAATACAAAACAAAGCCGCACTTGAATACTGGGTTCGTAATTTCAACCCTGGCGTACCAACAAGCGTTGCACCACCAGCAGAAACCGTTACTTGACCAGCACCAAGACTTAACAAATCAATGCTTTGTCCAGCAGTGGCTCCAGTAGAAGTACCAACAGTTACGGTCACAGCCGAAGCGTTGCTTAATGTAACCATTTTTCCTAGGTCCGCTGTTAGTAATGTGTATGTCGTTCCTGTTTGTGTATTGACTGTTTGGGCGGTAGAGAAAGTTCCTGTTGTCCCTGTCGGACCTGTTGCTCCTGTCGGACCCGTGGGACCAGTAGGTCCTGTGGCTCCTGCGTTTCCTTGAATACCTTGTGTGCCTTGTGAGCCTGTGGGTCCTTGCGCACCTGTAGGACCAGTAGCCCCATCTGCTCCAGCACCGCCAGCGGCACCTGTAGGTCCAGTTGGTCCAGTGACAGTAGAAGCCGCACCAGTGCCACCAGTTGCCCCTGTAGGACCCGTAGGTCCAGTTGCACCAGTAGGTCCCGTAACAGTAGACGCTGCACCTGTTGCCCCTGTCGGACCCGTAGGTCCGATGTTGGCAATAACTAAAAGAACATTGTGGTTATTAGCAAAGTTTGTTGTGCCTGTACCACCGCTAGAAACATAAGAAACAGGAACATCAAGATAAGAGTTTCCGTAATCCGTAATCGTTGCGCTAACAGTAAACTTTTGGAAGTTAGCAGAGTTATTTGCGTCTTGAATATAAACAGTATCGTTTGGTTTTAATAAACCAAGAAACAAGTCAATGTCGTAACCATCAACATCAATGTGGTTTATCTGTAACCGTGTCGCAGATATTTGAGTTGCGTTGTTATACGCAATCCTGGCAGTACCAGGGTTACCACTTGTTGTGCCTGTGTCAATTCTGTAGTCATAAAAACTTGACGACTGTCCTTGTGGACCTGTCGGTCCAGTAGGTCCTGTAACGGTAGAAGCAGCACCTGTCGGACCAGTGACACCTATTGGTCCAGTCGGACCTGTAGAACCTGTAGGACCCGTGACAGTAGAGTCGGCACCTGTTGGACCTGTAGAACCTGTTGGTCCTGTCGGTCCTTGTGAACCTGTAGGACCCGTGTTACCAATAACCCCTTGTGGTCCTTGTGTACCAATCGGTCCCTGCGCACCCGTAGGACCAGTCACTCCTTGTGGACCTGTAGGTCCCGTCGGTCCTTGCGAGCCTGTAGGACCAGTCACCGTAGATGCAGCACCTGTAGGACCTGTTGGACCCGTAGGACCTGTCACTGTTGAGGCAGCACCAGTCGCTCCAGTTGGTCCAGTTTCTCCAGTGGGACCTGTAACCGTTGAGGCGGCTCCTGTCGGACCCGTAGGACCTGTAACGGTGCTTGCAGCACCAGTCGCTCCAGTTGGTCCTGTTACGGTACTAGCCGCCCCTGTGGGACCAGTAGGTCCAGTTACACCCTGTGCGCCCGTAGGACCCGTAACACCCTGAATACCCTGAGGACCAGTAGGACCAGTCGCCCCCTGAGGACCTGTATTTACAGAAGAAACAACAGTGATAAGAGCATCAACCGTTGTAGCGGTAACAGCAGGAGTAGCAAGCGCACCAACAGTTTCAGTAGTACGAGTAACAGCAATCAAGTAAGTGGCTAAAGATGAACCGCCACGATTAACCGTGATAAGGGTGGTAGCCATTGCTACCTCGTCACATCAGCAAGAACCGTGACATTGCCTGACAAGATAGTAGAGACAACACCTGAAGCGGTTTCCTGCAAATCCCAGAAGTAAAGCCCAGCAGACAAAGTAGCCGAAGATGTCGCACTTAAGACACAAGTGACTTGACCTGTGGCAGCAGAAGTAACCGTGCAAGTAAACGAAGCCTTGATAGTGGTGGAGTCCTGCTGGCTGCGAATCTGAGATGCGTAGGTGCGACCAGTAATGTCAACAGCCGTAGACCCGTCAGTCGTGATAGTCACAACGAGGGTCTCAGTATCACCACGAGTGATGGTTAGGTCTTGGTCAGCGGGTTGAGCCATACAGCCTAGATAATAGCACTAAAGAGGTGCTGGCGTTCCTTCAATTTGATGGCGAGAAGTAGCCAACTGCTCAACAGCATGGCATCCGTCAATCGTTTTAGGTTGCAAACCTTCAGCCCGTAAACGCTTATATGCAGGCATGTCTTTCTGCCAGTTCTTTTCACGCTGGTTAATATGCGCAACCGATTCACCTTTGGTGGTGGTGGAGTTAGACCCCATCTGAACCCCCGCTACTCGGCATCCGAAACAACCCTCAACATCCAAACCTGGATGTGTTTCCCTATGCTTCAATGTAGTCTCCGTATCCCGCAGCCCGCAGGTCTGCTTCTTCTGTGGCATCAATCGTATGGACATGACCACCGTGGTAGGTGATAGCAACATCTTCTTGCTCTGATGGTTGGAACTCAGTGAACGAACCGTCATTCATTTTGAACACATTGCGTCCACGCCTTCCAGGTCTTAAGACAGCAAGGATGCCACGCTCACCAGGTAAAGCCCAGTTCACATAGTTGTCTGTGGGTGGTCTGAAGGTAGTCATGTCTTAAGAATAGCAAAAGCCCCCACCTTTCGGCAGGGGCTTTCGCAATTCCTTGTCGGGAATTAGGCGGCGTTTGAACCGATGCTTGAAGCAGATTCAATACGACGAAGTGCTTCCTGACGGAATACTGCGTAACCAACGAAGTGCTTCCAACCAACTGGACGGAAACGCTGCAAGAGGTCTGTAACTGTTCCGTACACGATTGTTGGCTGTGCGCCATACTCGCCACCCATAGATACAGCCTTGGCAAGAGCCTGCTGTCCCATAATGAGGGTTCCGTATGAGTCACCTGTACCAGCGGCACCTGCACCGTTGAAAGCGTTTGCAAAGATTGGAGCACGAGCGGACTCCATGAAGCGAACGCCTTCAAACATACCAATTTCACCGTTGTAAAGAGGCATTGCGTTGGTGTACTTGTATGAGTCACGCCAACCTGATGCGTCTGTAATGCTACGAAGGTCGTAGGAAACATCTGGGTGGATGAAACCGACATAGTTGCCACCAATTGTTGGAACATTCGCTCCACGCAATTGAGCCACTGCACGACGGATGTCTTTAGCGGTAAGGGTGTCATCAACATCCATGTCAACACGAGCCGTAGCGGTATCTGTACCACCCGTTGCGTAAATAACATTTGTTCCAGCCTGGACAGCGTTACGAGCGATGGTGTCAATTGACAAACCAGCGTTGTAACCAACAGCGTTAGCGGCTACTGGGTCCACAGGGAGGAAGGATGAAGCACGCAATTTAGCGGTTGTTACCGTTGCGTTACCGTATTCTTCAAGGGTCACAGTAACTTGTGCGTCGCTCATTGCGACTGGAGTTACATCTTCTGCTTCACCAAGAGCAGTGGTTGCTGCTGCAAGGTCTGCGAAGACTGTGAACTTAACGGATGCACCTGGGTTAGTTGCGTTTGTTGCTTGAACATCTGCGAACTGGTCAAAGTACATTTCTGGACGAAGGGCAAAATATGCCAACTTCTCAAAGGCAACCTGGTCAACATTGAGGTTGGAGGTGCCTGTTTCTGCTGCGTAATAATCAGCCATTTGGGTTTTTCCTTAAATTTTAGAGGGGGGTTTGGTTAACCAAGGTTGACACCTTGGGCTTGTGCCTCTGCAAAAATGTTAGAAATTTCTTCTGCTGACGATGCGTCCCTGATTCGTTTAACCCAAGATGGTCCTTCAGATGCAGTTTCGGCTCCAGCGGCAATCCTATTGGACTGCTGCCATGCTGCCTTGTCTGGGTCTACCTGGACAGGTTGGGGTGTAATCAGTTGTGCTTCTTCTGCGGCTGCCCTGATTGCTTCTGGGGTTAAGTCACCGTCGTATCCTTTAACGAAATACTTGGCTTGTGGTGAAGCGGGGTCTATCCCTGCTTTTGCAAAAGCCAACTCTCGTTGGGTTACTGCGAACTCTGCAACTTGTTTGCGTAGTTCTTTGGCTTCCTTTTCCAGTTGCTTCATCCTTGCACGAACTGGGTTCGTTTCAGATGCTGGCTGGTCGTAGTCGTCTTCGTTGAAATCATCTTCAAAGTTTGACATATGGCACTCTCCTTAAGTCCACATCACAACGGAGGGCTGTGATGGCTACATATTTACACCCCGTTTTACAATCGCTAACTAGGGGGGCTGTCAGCAATGTCTCCCCATCGGGGTCAAGACTTAAGTTAGCACAATGTTTTGTACTGTGCTACTGCCCTACTGTGCCTAAACCTATGTTGCCTGTTTGACTGGCAAGGAGTGAACCACCCTGTTGAAATTGTGCGGTGCGTTTCCGTTTGCGGGCTTCAATGGCTTGACGAGCAGCAGCGTTGGTTCCGAAGGTGCCAGCGATTTGTTGTTCTTGAGTGATGGCTTGTTGACCTGCTGCTGCTTCAGCAGTTGTCGTGGCAAATAGTTCTTGCTGGTTTTGGATGTCCATGAATCCAGCCTGTGCTTGCTGTTGTGTTTCTACGCCTGCTCGTACCAGTTCTTCAGATTGTTGTGCCGTGAGTGCGATGTTGGCTTGCTGTTGGGCTTGGCTGGCTACTACGGCTGCACGGGCTTCACGCTGGGCTTGGTATCTGTCAAAGGTTGGCTTTGCTCGTTCTGGGTCAATGAAGTAGGCAGCAAGGTCACCTTTGCCAACTCCATACAAACGCTCAAATTGTGCTACGACTTCAGGGCTGGCGTTGTTTACTGCTTGGTAACCTTGTTCAACACGACCTTGGATTTCAAGCGGGGATGTGTCGTTGGCTATCCAGTTTTGAAAATCTTTCGGGTCATCATAAAAACCTGGAGGCATACCAGAAGAAGAAAGTATGCTTTTGTAACTTGATTCCAAAGACAAGTATTCCGACACGGACTTTTGTCCCTTGCCTGCATCTTTTAGGATTTTGTTGGCGGGGAAGCGTTCGGCAAATGCAGGGCTGTTCTGCATTGCAACCCCAATGTCGTCAATGGTTGATTTGTCAGTAATGACTTTACTTGTGAAAAGTGTTCCCACTTCTTTAAGAAACGCTGCATCCTTTAAACCGTAATACTCTAGGGTTTTTTTGATAATGTCAAATGCTGTCTCGTCCATTAGATAACCTTTCCAAAGGCTTGAGAAATACTAGCCGAAAGACGACGAGCCTCATCCTTGGCGTTCTGTGTGGAACCCCAGTTGTAGCGAGGGTCGGAGCGTAGTTTGATTTCCCACTCACCGCTAGACATCATGCGCTTCTTTCCTTCTTCACCGAAGTTAAAGGCTTGTTCATAATCAGACTGACTCATGTCAATAGCGTTAGGGTCTTTTTCTAGGATTCGTGCTGTCTGGTCTTTGAAAGAAGACGACAATTGTTCCATTGTAAAACCTTGTTCTATTAAATTAGATAGGTGACTGTATTTTGTTTTGGCTAGTTCACGCTGTTGACGCTCAACATCTTGTTGTGCCACCCCACCAGTTAGAACACCTTGGATTGTGTCGTCGGCTACGGTGCTGAAATATGATTTACCAATCTTGGCAACGGTCAAATAATCATTTGATGCTTTAGCACGGGTAATAGCGGTTGGGTTCACAAAAGCGCCAGCGTCATCTTTACGGAACGCTTCTTTGTAAACTTCTTGCTTAAGTGTTGTGCCTTCCCAACCCATGTTCATTGCTTTAGTTAAAAAATTATTTAACGGCATTGAATCAAACCCAAGGTCACCAACCACAGCCTTAACTTGACGCACCTTGTCGGTGGAAGCAAGTTCCTTAACAAAAGATGTGCCTTCTAGTTGCGCCTTGAAACGGGCTTGACCTTCAGCAGTTCTGTAAACTTCGCCTTCTACGGATTTCTGGAACAGTTTAAATACATCGGCATATTTAGTGCGGTCAATGTCAAGCATCCAAATTTTATCTGGAAACATTTCACGGAACTTTCGTTCCCAATCAACTTTAACTTTTTTCTTTTCAGGGACCCACTTCGTGCCATCCCATGTATTCGTTACGCCATTGATGACTTTAGTAGCACCAACTTTTGTACCACCACCTGCTCTACCAGGGACAGTAGGACCCGTAGCCCCAGTAGGACCAGTAACCGCAACAGTTGTGTCACTGGCTACAGGACCAATTGGTCCACCAGCACCAATCTTGTCAACCTGTTTTAATTGGGCAGGGGTGACTTTTAATTCGTAAAACGCAGGGTTATCAATTTGACCAAGAGCGCCAAGATTAATCTTTGATACCAGTGGAGCAACAAGTTCTGCTGCTGTCATTCTAGTTTTTTGGTTTTCAAATCTAGCCAACAAATCAGTCATTGTTTTAGGCACGGTATATATAACCGTTGGATTGCCTTTTTTGTCTACCCCGTAAGAACCAAACTTTTTTTGACCTTCAATTTGTGTCTTGACAAAATCATAAATTAATTCAGAACGAACTTTTAATGCTCCGCTTGCTTCGGCACTTAGACCAGGAGACTCTTTAATCTTGGTTTGCTCTTCATTGAT